CCAACCTGTCCAGTTTCTTTTTGTTGCTGAACCATCTCATAGTATGCAACTGCAGACTCTAGGTCTGTTGCATCAATATCACGAATGGCTGATGTATTTTTCTTTAACTCTGAAGTCTTAGTAATTAGATGCTCAAGTGCTTCTGTTCCATTACCGCCTTGAACCTCACCTGCTGCATTACGTAAAATATCTTTTAGACTATCATTTAGATACTCTGTTTGTAATTCTGCCAGATGGTGCTTTGTTGCACCAACTCCTGATACTGGCTCAAAGTCTCTAAACTTTTCTGTAACTAGGTCTGCTGGAGGAAGGCATTGATTGTTTTCTGAGTATAGGCGAATAAAATTCCAAACATCGTTATGAGTTCTAAGCAAGGTCTCAACATTTGCCTGTAATAATACATGGATTTGTTTATCTTGTAATACTGCAGAAATTAACTTTGCCTCTGTGTTATTCACTCAACCACTCCTTTGCTAATTTCCTGCGCTCTTCACGTTCTTTTTTATCTTGCTCAACTTCTGCTTTTCCGTTAATAATCTTTTCTGCATTATATGCAAAGTAATTCCAAGACGGCTCTTGTGCAATACTAAAATAATACTCTAGCATGTCATAGCACTGAGCAATGCCATATGACTCTATAAGGCCATCAGCAGCCCACTGCTCAACGTTTAGATTCATGTTGGACTTCTGCTCATACCGCTGCAGGTAAAACTTGTTAAACCTACTGAGCAAAGCCATACGGTCTTTGCGATCAGCCATTACTCGTTAATTTCAGACTTTGCTTCTTGAATCTTTTCAGTTAGTTTATCTTCAACAAACTTATACACACGCTCAAATGCCTCTGCTGTTGTTTCTCCATCACGCTTGCTATCTATAATTCCTAGATCAAGTCTAAGTGACTGAAAGTTGCCCAGATTAAGCGTATATCCTAGTGTTACATTTACCTTAGTTGAATCGTTTTCCATTACCCCACCCATTTCAATAACCTAAATAGACTCACTCCACACTGGAATAAATCGTCCATCTTCTGTCTTCGTATATGTAAGTATACCGTCTCCCATTCGCCTTGTCAACTCTTGGCTAGTAGGAGTCATGTTATTTGTTATTAATTTATCTTTTCTTGGTTGACCAATATGTATAGTTGCCAGTATAGCACAAATCTCTCTAACGTGGTCTTCTGAGTAATAAGCCCTAATCTGAAAACCAGTCTTACCATCAATGCTTGAACCAACAGGTGGTGGAATGACTCCTCGTTTTATTAATCTTGGCATATACTTTCTATGACGATTAACTAACTTAGCAGTCTCTGCAATTGTATAGGCTCTTCTTCTATTTCTTCTAAAGTCAGATCGTAAACAAGTTTCTAATCTATCCTTGTTTATATTATAAACAGTTACCATTCCAGTTGATCTAGAACTATGATGAAGTCTTACTAAGTCTCCATTAAGGAACCAAATCTTTTTTCCACCAGAGATTATAGGTTCGTTATTATATGCTTCGCTCTGAATTTTTCCTTTTGCAGTAGCCACTTGCCCTCCGCTGTATCGCTAGGTGGATGATAAAACTTTCTGTTGCCACACTTTATACAGTATGACTCTAGGTGGTCAATGTTTGAATGTATCCTATCTACAAACATTTTTCCATTACATTTTTTACACGTCATATTAGTTAGGAACTCCAATGGCAATTACATTAACTCCAACTGAGGCTGTTCCTGATGCCCCAAACTTTACAATAAAGTCAACTTGGGATGCTGTAATTGAGGAGATAACAACTGAAGTGTTTGTTCCAGCAGTTGTTCCGCTTGTGTTTACAACAGATGCTGTAACGATAGGAGGATATTTAAAATTAGAATAACTAATAGAGTATGATTTTTCTTGTCCAGCAGTTACTGTTTCATTGTTAGCAATCTGCTTGAACTTTCCTACAAACTTAGTATCTGAAGTCTTAAGACTCTTTTTCTCTGCTCCAACAATATCAACGTCTGTGTAGTTATATGTTGCATCAGATATAGAAGTAGACAGATCATTTACTGCCTCTGCTAACTGATAAATATACGTAACATCAAGAGGTTGACCTCTTTCTGGTAGTGGTACTTTTGCCATTTTATGCCTCCTATTAAATTATACCAAAAACTCTTCGCCAGAGTCAAAGATATTTAGTGCTGCTTTAATTTCTTTTTTAGATGACACTAACTGCACCTTTACCTGTACAGTTGTTAATCCTTCATTTAAAAATGAATACGAGTGAACTGCTGATGTGCCGTGCCAAAAAAAAGGATCTCCATCAAAACTTACAAAAACATCATATGCTGGGTGATTGTTTTCATCTCCCCAAACTGCTGTAATTATTTGTTGAGTTATTGATAGTGCTCCGCTTGTTGCAATAACATTAGAGCCGTCAGAATTGTAAATTGGAGACCAGTGAGATGTTCTGTTTCTGTCCTCAGATATTACTCTATATCTCAAATTATACTTTTCAGTATCATGATCTACTGGTGGAAGAGAAGACTTTAAAACTCTTAACTTTTTTATATTTGCATCAGCCATCAGGTTACTCCGATAGAAAATCTAAACTCAATATAGTTATTTGTATTAGGAGACTTGATTACAGTTGATGCATCATTATTCTTAATAATAGAGTATCCAGTTAATCCATAAAGAGGATTTAATGTTGCAACATTTTCAAGTCTCATTGCATCTAATGCAACATAATAATCTGATGTTGGATTTCCCTCTGAGTCAAGAACACATGCAAATATCTTTGCAACGTTAACAGAGTTCCAGGTAAAGTCTTGACTTGTATAAAGTTCTTGTAACTGCTTTGAAACTACAAAATATCTGTTTGTTGCAAAATCATAACCGTCTACTCCATCAGTAATGTCAACTTCAAACTTAGCATATGTTGTTGGGTTTGTATCATCTGTTGCAGAAAAATCAACAAGGATTCTTACTGTATCTGGAACGGAGACTGAATCTCCGTCTTTACTAACTAGTGAAAAAGCAAGTCTTAGTTCATCTGTTGGGGAATTTTGTGTAAAGTTAACATTTGGATTTGTTAAGTGAATATGGTTTGACCCAGGCTCAACTGCTAAGGTTTCTAGTCCTCCAGAAACAACCTCTACAGAAAGTTCTGAGTCGTCTCCTTGAATCAAAATTGTATTATTTAAAAACCTTGCTCTCTCATATCTTGCAACACGACCACCCTTATAAAAGATAGAATTGTCTGCATTTGTTTGAAATACTCCAGTTGCTGCAATAATATTATCATCTTCTGGATCGTCTAGAGGTGTTGAGATTGTAGGTATTTGAGTTGCAGCGGATACTGTATGGTGAACCCATGTTTCATTTTGTGCAAAAGAAAATACAGTCTTGCTATCAAATGCTCCTGCAGATGGGTTTGAGCCTGCTGAGTACAGACCTACCTCTGTTATTTCGTATCTTTCTTCTGTTGGTAGTTCTGCTGTTAAGACTATCTTATCAATACCGTTTTCATTTATGAATCCTCTAGAAGAGATTGGCACTCTAAACATTTCAAAATCAAGATTAGTTTTTGTAGCAAAATCATTTGAAACATCTTCTGTCTGTAGTGGCTGTGGTCCACAACCTACTGCAAGGTAGGAAGCATAGGCAGGGGCTTGTCCAAGCATATATTTTCCAATAATACTCTTACCAGTATTAGTAATCATGATGTAATTTCTCCAAAGTTCGCTTCATATATTGTACCATTTATCGCTACCTGAACCTCTATTTGTTCATCACTATTCATATTAATAGTCTCAATAATTAGATCGCCCGTTGCTTCTTCTATGTATACATTTAAACCATTAATGCCATTGCCTTGTAGAGGAACCTTTTCATCAAACTTAATAGCAAAGTTAGCAAAGTATTTATCTGATGTAGATTGTAGTCCTAAAATATTATTAGGATTATATCTTTGCTGTACTAGTCCAAGATTTTTTATTGGAGTATAAGAAACTGGCTGACCATTAACAATATCATTTCTAGATATGCTTAATAATTCGTGACCACCAATATCTTCAAAAACCAAATCTGCCATGATTTCTGGAGAAATTGACTGATCATCAAATAATATAGTCTCTATTGGGGCTGTTTTTGCTGGTGGTTTTGGTGGCATTATAGTGGGTGATGGTTTTGGAGTAGGGGGAGTTGGAGTTGGTGTTGGAGTTGGTGTATTTATTAAAGAAGAACTTAGTTTTATTGGATCTGGCTGGGCTGACGCAGTATCTTGACTGCTTGAACTTTCTAAAGTTGAAACATTTGGAATATTGACATATGGTCTATTTCCAGTACCAGAAACTACACCAGCATTAGACCTTACCGTTCCCCAGCCCCAATGAATACCTTTTTCTGATCCAACACCTATTAATTCATTGTCTTCATTAAAGTATGGAATACTGTACTCTGGATTGTTGGTCCACTGTTTTTGTCTTTCTGTTCCAAGAGAATCCCATAAATGCTGCGGTATCTCAATCCCATTTAATTTTGGCATTATACCTCGCTCAAATAAATAGTCATAGATGGTCCGTCAATTGATCTTGAATACTCAATATTATAAATAACAAACCTTGAAGAATCTAATGTTACCAAATCAAGTCCAGAGTTATCCTTGTAGTCCAAAGTGACAATATCTCCAAGTTGAAGTGTTGGAATAGAGAATATATTTACTCCAACAGACTTTTTAGGAACCATAACCTTATTAATAATCCAGTTCATCATTGCTTCTGCATCGTCTTGTGTTTGTATATATGTGCTATCAATACTAAATTCATTCTTACCATATGTTAGTCTACTTAGTTTTATTTCATCGTACCGTGATTTTTCAACTAAAGGAGAGTATGTTAGTGTGCTTCCAACTAACTCTGGGTCTGAAAGGTTTCCACGCTTCTTAAAGAATTCATCTACGCTTAGTTCATGTGTAGTGTCTTGAGTAAAGGTAATACCTTGAATTCTTAAAAAGTTTCCAGTTGTTTCATCTAGGTTTAGTGCCTTATCGGTTGAGTTAAATATTAAAAACTCTGCTCCATACGAGTCTGCATAAAATCCAGAAGTTGTATAGCCCTTGATATTATTAAATGTTGGAGATAGTTTTGCATATAGAGCAGGGTAGGCACGATCATATCTAATATCAAAATATGCACACTCACGCATAATAGAGCCAAACTCTTCAAAGTACATGTTGTATTTTGGTGGCTGCTGTGAACTTATACCAGATAAATATGTTGACTGAACTATACCACTCATAGCATACTTTCTAAAAGACTCTGTAACATCTACGGAGTTATCTCCAAAAACCTGACCAAGAGTTTGGTTTACAGTAAATACTGTATTCTGGCTATAGTTTTCTGCCAATGCATAAATATTTTCAAACATACATCTTGAAGATCCACGAACAAACAAAGCCATATTATTATATGTTGGTAGAGGATCTGTATCGTCTACAACCTTAACTAACTGGTTATTAATATATAGGTAAAATCTTCTTGTAGTTCCAATGTCTACATATTCAACTGATAAATCATATACCGTTGAATTTTCTTCGGAACTAATTCTTTGTTGTCCTGTAAACTTTCCATCATCAACCAGTATCTTTGAGAGTCCACCCCAAAGTTTAATTGGAATGGCATCTGTACTGTTAGCATCTTTTTTAATTTTATAGAATACAACATTATTGATTGACAGTTCTGCGTTGTTATTATTATCAAGTTTTAAGTATGAACCAATGTTATCTTCTGTTAAAGCAATAATCTCAAAATAGTATCCGTTATTTGTTTCTGGATTTAATAATACTGCAATCCCTCCAGAGCCTCCTCCAATATTAATGTTTTGGTCTGGCTGAGATCCGCTTATCTGATAGTACGGAATAGATCCGTTAGGAGACTGAGTTCTGCTTACATTGTTTTCAATCTTACCAATAATACGAACCCTTGTTCCAAAATGCTTATATGCATTATCTAGTTTTTTATTAACATAAGAAACAAAGTTTAATGGTTTTTCTGTTGTCTTAAATGATGGACCATTAAAGACCAAAGCAGAAGATTGAATCGTTCCAGACTTTGTAGATGGCAGAGAGTTTACCTCTGTTTCAGTTAAATAACTAGTTGCCATAAAGTTTTTTATAATGCCGTTTCGTGTTGACTGTCTTGCAACTGCATTGTTTACACCAGCAGCAGCAACTGTAGTTGCAGGAATAGAGACTTGTGAATCTAACTGTGTTGTAAATAAATACTGTGTTTGCATATTTACTCCACGAACATTTTCGTTATTTGTCCAATAACTGTTTAATCCAGAAGAATGTGATACAACGCTTGTACCAAACTGACCACGGCCATGATCTACAACTGGTCCGTTTTGAAGCCTTGTTATTCCACCAACTGTTTCATAGTATGGTGTTGCGTATATTCTTATTAGTCCAGTTGGATATATCTTTCCATTAAACGGTAAAGATGCAAAATATCTTTGATACTCTTGGTTACTACTAATCCAAACATTTCCAGTTCCAGTAACAGAAAATTGCGCTGCATCATATCTAATAACTTCTCCATTAGAGTAAAGGTATCCGTTATATCTTGTTAGCCAATAAATGTTTTCTCCAAGATCAATAATATTATCAACCACTACATTATTTACCACTCTTGGTAACTGAGAAGATATCTCAGAGTTTAGTGGCATTGCACCTAAAACATAACTACCCTGCTTAGATGCCTGCTCATTAATAGTCTTAGTTTGATCAGTCCCCGAAACTTCCCACAAAAGTGCAGGTTTATATATCCAAGTTTTTTCTTTATCAACTAAACTTGACTGCCTTATTGATCCATAAGATCTTTGGATGTATCTAGTTGTATAGTTAATCTTTCCATCATTATAAATCTTTTTATCTTGTGATGCAATAGATAGAATATTTGGAAGTTTTCCAGAAGAAGAATTTTCAATTACTCCAGTATCTGTTTGATTGTTTGAACCAGATAGAACAAAGTCTGTTGCTCTTTGCTGAGTCGTTGGCATTAGATAGTCTTTGCTCATTACTACAAAGTTATTATATTCATCAAAGAACATTGCTGTTTGTGTTGATACCGCTAATTGATTTAAAACTTCTGCAACATTTTGATCTGGAGCAACAAAGAAGTATGGAATTATTGGATCGCTTTCTCCTCCAACACGCTTAAAGGTGTAATTACTAAAGCCAATGTAGTCAAGAAGTAGAGATACTGCATAACTTAAAGATGTCTGTGTTGTTAAAAGTCTTGGTGCTGGCATGGATTCTAAAAAGAAATAAAAATCTCTTAACTCTAAAGATACCGTTGCTGCTGTAACATCTGCCTGTGGAAATCCTTCTGAATACAATGTTTTAATTGGAACAGAGTATTCGTCCCCATTTACATCTAATACTGATTCATAAAAGCCAAACTTAATATTTTTTCTAATATACTTAGATATGATACTTGACTGATTGTTTTCATTAAATGCCTGGTCATCATCAAAAACTGACATAGACCCAGTTGACGCTAATAGTTGTCCTACTGGCAAAGACGTTGTACCTATGTCTGATAAAATTTTCTTAACGCTATACTCAATTACCTTATCTGAAATATTAACAACAAGTCTTGGAGACATTTCAATTAAATCAAAAGTAGAATCAAACTTATTCATTGTTTCTGCAATAACTCTAATTCCACGTATATAGGCAAACTCTCTATATGTTGTTGAATTGTTTGCATCATTAGTAAACAGTTCTGGATTAGTTAAATTTGTTACTAGTTTTGTTGATCTGTTCAATACCCCAGAAGAAAGAATCCATCCATACTCTGGAATAAAGGAATCATAATCTTCTGTAGTAGAGTTCCAGATATACAAGACTCCACGCTCATTTTCATTTTCAACTACCAAATATCCATAACCGTTGCCAGATACTTCTGGTAGTAATGAGGCAGAAGATAGTTTTTCTGCAAACACAAAAGTTTGACTGTATGCACTTGGAACTTTTAGTCCATATTCTAATTCCACATACCCATCTTCTGGAATAATTGGAGACCCACCATCTCTTACAGAATTTTGATCAAAAGAGTATGCATCTACCCAATTATCTTCATTTAAGTATTGAATCTTCCATCTGACTGGAGTTGTTTTATTTGCTGCACCAAATAGTGGATCTGGTATTGCTCCAGAGTTTGTTGTAAATGCTCCTAAGTTAACTGTTCCAACATTTGTTTGCATCTTTACGATAAGTCTATTTGCTGGCACCCTTTCTTTATATACAACAAATGGTGCTGCATCATCTATATAGTTTAGATCATTAGAGATGTTTTTTGCAATGCCTCGCTCAATATTATCTTCTGTTCTATATGAAGACCAATACTTAAACTGATCATACCTTGATGGCATATAGTATCTTGGTCTTTGTGTCATAGATGCCCCTGAGTTTGCAAGGTATCTATTATTAAAGTAAGAGGCTTTATTAATTCCTGAACGTGGTCTAAATGGCTTAATGCAATCTTCTAAAGAGTAGATCATCTTCATCTTTTCTTTAGTTGATGTAAATAGTTGCGGGACTCCAGTATCTGTAAAGCCCCCGTCTACAACGATGTCTGCATCTGTTGCACCAGTATAATAATTACCAACATCTAGTGAGTCAAATGTAAGTGGTAGAGTTCTAAACTTAACATCTGAGCCAGTTGGCCTATATCTATAGTTGCCAAGTTTAAATATATTATCTGGCATATTCATATTCCACTCAGCCAAGACTAGAGACTGAAGGTGTATTGTTGAAGATGTTTCTAGGTGTGTCTTTAATGCTTCACTTACAAACATTTAGACCTCTTCCAGTGTTACCGAAATATTCCAAAGGTCGTGATTTGATCCGCCACGCTTTACAACAGAATAGTTAAAGTCTGCAATATAAACCTGCATTATTTGATTATATTGTGCAAGGTGTCCATAGGCTGCATTGTCTTTACCAAAGTTTGAATACTTGTCATATGCCAAAAACATCCAAAATGGACCTGTGTGGTTTTCGTACCAGTCAAGAAGTTCTACTCCTCCTGCACCACCATCTGAAGTAAACTCTCCTGTTTGATTTTTATATGGAGATATTCCTTCTTCGTCAAACCCTGCATTTTGATAATATCCTCTTGATGGTAGATTATTCCAGGAAACAGACATGTTTAATTTGTCTGCAATATGGTAGGACCTCATACGTCCATTAATAGTTCTTTGACGTTGTTCTATTCTAGTTGGGGTAAAGTTTAATTCCCCCCGATTGTGGTCAGATAAAATTAAAAACTGATTAACTAAATCTGTATCTGTTGACTCATCATAGTTACCTTGTAGTTCATAGCCAGTTGGCAGGTATACCCCATCAACGAGTGTACCAGGGTTCTCAGACCATAAGAGAGCCTGGGGTCGTTGATACCTACGTCTACCTGTCAAATACGCTTCTGTAGCCATTATGCCCTCTGTGTCCTAATTCTCTGTGAATCAATATTTTTGATTTGTGTCATAACCACTCTTGCAATATCTTGAGGGCTTGCATTAGATCCACCAACATTGATTCCTACATTATAATTATACACTGAACTAGAGTTATTATTTACAGAAGTTGAGGTTGAGATATTTGAAGGCGCAACAGCACTTGCTGAAGGGGTTTGATATTTTGGAGCGCTCATACCCTTACTTAGCATTGAAGGAAATTTAGATCCGTTCATTGCTGCCAGCATTGGACCGTAGGCTTTTGTTGCTCTTTTATTCATTACAAATTCTCCAGGAGTAAGCATTGCTGGAACCGTGTCTGTTCCTGTTGCAAAACCACCCATAGCAAATTTCATTGGCGCTATGAGGCCACCCTTTGCTGCTACCTGGAATCCAAATCTTCCACCGCCACCACCAGAACCAATTACGTCAGAGCCTGGCAAGGTTGCATCATAGGCTGCTTGTGCTAGTGCTAGAAGTCTTGCTGCTTCTTCTGCAGCGGCTCTGGCTGCAAGTTTGCGCTCATAATTAGCATCGTTTCCACCAAAACCGCCGTTATCAACAAAACCGCTAAGTGAATCTGCAAACGCTGCTGCTGCATCTGCTGCTTCTTGTGCTGCATCAAGGTTTTCTACTATTGTTATAAATTCGTCAAATGCTGCAAGAGAGTCAGCGTCATCTTCTGGTGCGACATAAGAATCTGTTGATCCAGAAGAAACAAATGCGCTTGTTCGTGCAGCGGTCGTAGTAGGTATTTTGGCCATTGCTGCTGCAATGTCATTAATAAGGTCTAACATGCCTTTAAGTTCACCCTTTGATTGTTCAAGTGCTAGTTTGTATGCATCAAGTTTTAGTTGAACTGAATCCCAGGCTAGTTTTTCTTTGTCAATTGCAAGAAGTTTTGCGTCTAATATTTTTTGATTCTCTTCAAGTTGTTTTTGTAGTTTCTCTAAAACTTCTTGCTCTTTGGCAAGTTCTCCTGACTTAATTCCATCAATAATTGTTTCAATGTCTCTAATTTGAAGAAGTTTTGCTTCTCTTAGTTCTGTTATATTATAAACTTGATCTTCTAATGCAAGTATCTGTGTTTGAACAATCTTTCTTTGTTGTTCTAGTGCAAAGGTTTCTTGTTCAATTCTAAACTGTTCTGCTTGGATTTGTTCTTTAGTCATACCGCTTGCAGAACGCAAGTTATTAATTTCAGATTCTCTTGCTGCTGCTAAGAGTTCTCCAGATCTACGGGCTGCTGCCTCTGCTTCAGAGGTTCGCATGTCTTGTGCTAGTTGTGCTGCTGCAGAAATATCACCTTGAGAAAGTGCATCTGCAAGAGATATACGACTTTTTTCTTGGGCAGCGATATCAGAGTTAAGTTGAGATATCTTTGACAAAGCCTCTTCTTGCTTATCGTACTTCTCATTAATTGCTTCAGCAGCCTTATCAATTAGTGTTAGGTCGTTAGAAAGTATTGCCGATCTATCCTGTAATCCCTGAATAGGTCTTTCAAAATCAAACTCCATCTTTCTTTGAGCATCGTTAATATTTTCTTGAAGGTCATCAAGGAAATTTTGTCCAATTGCTGGATCATACTTTAGTGTAAGATTAATAGCATCAATCTTGTCTTGTTCTTCTTTAATAAGATCATTAATGTCTTCTATTGCGTCTTCAGAAAGTTTAATCTTAGCCTTGAGATCAAAGTTTTCAATATCAAAAGCATTTTGCAATGTTCTAGCCTGTAGGTCAAGAGAACTTACATTTAGGTCAATTGCTTCTTGTGTTGCTTGTTCAAATGTACGTGTTTGCTTTCTAATTAACTCAAGAAGATCAGAGTATTCTTTAGTCTTATTTATTAAATCACCAAACTTGTCTTTAATGTTTACCGTTCCGTCTGATGCAGCAATAGCCAAAACGTTAGACTTGTCTTTTAATATTTCAAGGATAACTTCCTGCTTAACTCCTGCTTCATTTAGTTTGTTGTAAGCATCTACTTGTTTTTCTAAATCATTAATAGCAAACCCAAGTTTTTGTTCAGAAATCTGTTGATTTAAAGTTAAAGTTTTGGCCAGTTCATCATTAAATTGTTTTAACTCTTCCTCGCTAAATGCTCCACCATTTGCCAAATCCAATGCAAGAGTATCGTCTTCTAGAATTTTTATAATTTGATCTGTCTTATATCCAGCATCAGTCAACTTGTTAAATGTTTGTATTTGTGACTCTAAGGATTTATTTGATTCCTTTTGTACTTGTAGGTATGAACCAATTGTTTCTACCTTGAATGCTTCATTAAATGTCTTGCCAACATCATTTAATGTTCCGTCAATATTAAATAAATACTTATAAACCAAAGCAAACTGCTCTGGATCTAATCCAGTTAATAGTCCAAGAAGGTTTGTTGCTAAAGAAGTTTCAGTTTTAATTGCCTGTTGCTCTAACTGTTTTAATTTACCAAGTTGATCATCAAGCATTGGATTTTTAGTAGCCTCATTACCCTTGCCTAGGAATTTTTGTAATGACTCTAGTGGCTTTAGGGCATTTAGACTTCCCTCTTTAACTAACTTTAATTTTTGTACTAAATCATTTGCCCACGAAAGATCAAGCGTTGCTCCATCTCCTGAGCCTGTATTTTTGCTATCTCTAGATGTATCAGTAGGTGCAATTCCAAATATGTCTTGCATTGTTTTCTTCCAGTAATCACTGGTAATCTTTTTAACTTTATCAGCATTCTTTGCTGCCCAATCTTTATACTGCTTATCACTTATTGAGCCTAAGTCTGGAACAAATCCAGCACCACTTGTTCCAGTACCTGGTCTTGGAGCAATTCCT